GAGCGGTGGCTAAGGCATCCAAACTCCTCAACGAAGCCATCATCAGTTGGCGTGTGGATAGCAGGCGATGATCCGTCGTATACTCCGAGGTTGAGAGGCAGCACACCACGCTCGAACGTGACGAGGAGTTTGTCACGATATGCTACCATCCCTGTTATGGTTGCACTGCCAATCGACACACGTGGGCCTAGGTCTAGCCTGATGCCGTCATTGGGTGCAGGATCACCTAGCCATGTACCACTGGTGTCCACACTACTGATGAAGATGACACTGTCATTGATGGACTTGGCAGGATCATTCGGTTCATGGGACACACCAGCCATGATCGTATAGCGACCATGTGCGATGACATACTTGCCGATGGGCGTGTTGATGTTGCTGCCTGTGTAGTCAGCTAGATACTGCACCACTAGGTAGTTGGGATTGACTGAGCCATCTACACGATGTCTCTTGCCTGACACGATCAGTGGCTTGTCTCTGCCATTGACGATGATCAGGTCGCTGTTGAAGATGGTGAAGTCTACTGTTGTGACACCAGCAGGCCATGGCAATGCATCACCAGGGAACCGATGCTTCACTGTCACATTGCCTGCACCATCGACTGTGCAGATGTTGCCTGATGTCTGCACTGTCCAGATGAAGCCAGCGAAGTACACATGGTTCACAATGTCTGTAGCGTCAGCTATCTGGTTCGTCACCAGTACAGTGCCAGGACGCAGTGCCTGACTGCCATCAGTGCCACGCTCGAAGTTGTCTAGGATCTTGGCATACTTCGGTGACATGTTGAGATCGGTGTCAGTGACATTGAGGCCACCTTCGAATGACCGCACAGTACTGATCTGTAGGTTAGACTGAGGCTGCTCACCACGTGGGTTGAGGTTGCCTGATGTCTTAGTCAGATACATTGTGTTTCCTACAGGTCTGCGCTGGCGGTGAACGTGCCTTGAATAACGAAACTTCCTGCCGCTACGCCACTGCCTACCGCCCGCATTATAGTGGCGTCATTCGCGACGAAGTTGGCACCAGATATGTTTGTGCTGGCGGTAACATTGCTCGTGCATGTCGGCGTGGCCCGCATTGGCGTCGGAAATGCCCAACTGTGGTGCATACCAATGCCTGCGGCCGTGTATCCCATGTAATCGACTGAGCCGACCTGGAAGAACCGTTGACACTCCGCCAGTTCCTCCTGCGGCGTGCGCTTCTCCAGCGGCGTTGCGACATTGCTCACTTCTAGCTGCACGCCCCAGAGCGATACGGTGCCGCTCTGCACGCCGATGTTGCCGGCGTTGGCATTGTTCGTGGCACCTGATGAATACCATAAGGCAAGATAGGTGCAGTCGCTTCCATTCGTGCCAAGAGTCTTGCCTGTGGCACTTGGAACGGCAACCGTCACGGTATAGCGCGCCCATGTCGTGCTCAGTGTAACTGATGTAGCCGTGGCCCAGGCTCCGGCAGATGGCGAGCCACCAGTCCCGAATGCCTGATACAGATTGACGCCAATCTTCAAGGCGGCGCTGGCGACAGCCCAAAACGATATGGTGACTTGCTTACCAGCCAGCCGCCGCACGCCTTCGATTGCTTGTGTAAGGTAGCTATAGCTCCCGACTGCCGCATTCCCGGTAAAGACATTTTGTATACATGCGGTCGCTGCTTCATCGCCGATTGCCGTGCGCTGTGCGTCTGATGTCGCAAACAACGCAACGCTTACGGCATCCCCGGCAAGTGTTATCGCCCAGCGATCCGCCGTGAACGAGCCGGTTCCCGTCCACGGTCCTGTCCCACGTTGCGCCACATTGAACAGCCCGTTGTGCAGCAGATTGCGCCCAGTATTGCCAAGACCGACAGTTCCACCTACTACAGTCGTATCGACATATTGCTTGGTCGCTGCATGCAGTACAGCAGTTGGATCACCTGGCAATGTGATAGGTGCACCACTGACAATAGGACCGCCTCCAGACTGGAGTGTCAGAGTGTTGCGCGTGGTGGTCCACGTCACGTTCACCTGTATGGGTGCCAGTGGGACGTAAATACGCATGTAGCCGATAGGCGTCAGTGTCAGTGGATTAGCAGGTGGCGTGCCCTTGATGTGAGGCGGCACCTCCATCGTCAGCCCAGTGATGTTGCTGCCACTGATAATCAGCTTCCAGACACCACCGTAGGCATCTTCTGCCCAGTAGTGATTGCCATCAGTGGCGTAAGTCAACGCAACCGACGCCACGAGTGTGCCTGCAGTTGCAACAGCACCATCAACTGAGATGTTCATGCCATTGGCTGCGATGTCTATATAGCCAGTGCCAACACGTAGACGCCCAGTCGGTCCGACAGTGAAGTCGCCTGCTGTGAAGATGTCCTCTACGAAATCGATGATGGCAAGATTGAAGCCACGCTTGACACTGAACGTTGGAAGATCACCAGCGAACCGCGCCTCCATGATCGTCGCCTCGGAACGCAGTCCCCAGTTGTTGATTTGGAAACCCTGGTCGAAGCCAATGGAGTTACTCTGCCCACCGACTGCGAACGCGTAGTTGCTGCGTGCAAGACCTACTTGCTGATGTGCAGAGGTGGAGATGATGGCGATGCCAGTGTTCGACTGATACGTCGAACCCGTGCGAGACTCTACATTCAGTTCCATACCAACCATGCCTTGCAGGTTGGTCGATCCCGCTCCGATGGAGCCGTAGATGTTGGAATTGAACACTGCACCGCGCGCACCTGGGCCGGGGTTGGTACCGCCGAAGCTGTAGTTGGTGACGACACCGATGTGCACAGCTTCGATGCCGCCGGCAGTCGATGACCCGCTGGTAGGACCAGTCTGGGTCATGTTCAGGTAGATGCCGCCCCGGTTGCCGGCGTAGTTGGCGCCACCGAAATTGTAGAAGATGCCAGTGTGGAACAGCGCCTGTCCGGTCACCGTCATATCGTCGCTGTTGACGACCCATTGGTTGAGTGAGTTCAGCCCTGGATTTGAGAGTGTGCCGTTCAGGCTCACGCCCTGCCGGAATGCCGGCGTTGCGCTAGGACTCCAATTAGCTGAGTTCCACGTCACACTCTGCAGTATGCGGCCCATCTCTAGTGGTGCAAGTCCACCGCCGATACGTACTATGCCGCTGCCTTGCGGTAGTATGTTGATGTGCGAACCGTTCGGCGTGCTGATAGTCGTAGTCGCACCCGCTGCTACCCGTGTACCGATACTGATGGTGGAACCAACATTCAGGTCGATGCCGCTGCCGTTGTCGATCGTTGTCGTCGCGCTGAACTGAATGCCACCCGTGCCAGTGCGCGTGAAAACAATAGAGTTGGTGCTAGCAGCGCCCGGTCGCAGAACCAGCGTGTTCTCATTCACGTTGCCGAATGCAATGCCTGCTGGGGAGGTCGCATTGGTGTAGATGCGAGGAGAGTTACCAATCACTGCACCAGGCACAATGAATAGCGATGAGTTAGGTGATGCACCAACTGTGAGTGGCCCAGTGAGTATACCACCAGTCAGTGGTAAGTAGCTACCTGTACCAATCGATACTATCTTGTTATCTACATACTGTTTGGTTGCTGCCTCCAGTGCTAACACAGGGTCACGCCACAGTGTCAGCACACCAGTCATGGTGTCACCACCACGATACACACGCTCACTGAACGCTAGGTTCAGCTTGTCAGCCTTCAGTGGGTTCTCACCTCTGAAGAAGGTCACATCGCTCATGCCAATGGGTCTTGGTCTAGCACGAAGAACGTATCCTCGTAGTGTGACTGCGTGCTTGGATCGAGTGGTGTCGAGTGCGTGTTGTAGGCTGCCTTGATCCTCTTGCGTCTGTTAGCGGCCAACACCTGGAACTTGTTCACCTGTGCAGGGATGGTGCCATCGTCTACTGCATACATCCAGCACACATCGTAGAGGATCATCAGCTTGTCGAGGAGGATGCGATCAGTGAGTGCCATCGGTACGATAGGTCTGTGCCTAGCGTAGACCACCACACCGATGTCAGCAGGTGGCCACACTGTGATGGGCCGATGCAACAAGGCACTAGGACCAATGTAGTACTTCCCAGTGATCCCTCTGTTGCCGCCATCGTATGTCATCGTGTACGGATTGATGTTCCGTGGCAACGACTGCATCGGCGTGTTACTACCTTCATGGAACACCTGACAGACATCTGAGTACTCATCGAGGTAGCCACCATACGGTGATGCAATGTCAGTCGTAGGGATGCCTGTGAGTGGATCGATCAGCACACGTACGTAGTACATCAGTGGAGGCCACCACATCTCCTCTAGCTCTAGGAGTACAGCATTCTGTGCATACTGCTGCATCCGTGGAGTGGAGTATATCTGTGTAGCCTGACCAGGAACCTGAGACAGTTCCGTTATGGCCGCGGTAACGATGTCACCGACTGTTGCTGCGGTTGTCCCAGACATGCTTCACTCCAAGTAGAGAGACCCTAGTCCTTGCCGGGTGAGAGTGGACTAGGGTCTCCTGCCAACACAGTTAGCACGTAGGACAGTAGCTACGCTGCGAACTGTTTGACTCCGTGCAGACCACCGTGATACATGGTGTTCACATCGTTGTTGCATGCTGCAACGACTGAGATGACATTCACACCATTGAGTGCCGTGGTCGGTACGTATGTACCACGAGGGTCACCTGTCGTAGCAGTCTGTGGATCAGTCAGCACTGCCGCTACCAGTGTACCTGCTGCTGCAACCACACCGTTGGCATACTCGTAGTCAACACGTGCTGTCTTGTACGGCAGTCCGAGAGCAGGCCCCCAGCCTACACTGATGGTGCCAGCATTGGCAGGACACACTACAGTGTCCACATACTTGAATGCCTTCTTCGTGTTGACAGCCACAGCACTAGCCATGGTCACATCCTCACGGATGTTCTGACCGAGGTAGTCTGCTCCGTACACCTGCACCACTGTCGTATTGGTACCACTGGCTACCAGTTGGATGGTGCGTCCCCATGGCTCCAGTATCTGCTGTGCGTTCTGAATGCCTGTAGCATCCAGTGTCGTAACGGCACCTGCATTCAGTGCCGATGCATTGAAGATGGCAGTAGCATTGACTGCAACAGGTACACCGAATGGGATGCGTGTCGGCCCACTCTGGTTCACCTCGTCAGCGAACTGCATTCCCTCAACGAACATGCTGATCCGACGAGGGAAGAACGTCGGTGACGGCATTACATTGGTAGCCATTACTCAATGTCTCCTTCTAGAGTAGCCAACCCACCAGTGCTACGACTGCGACCACCACGTGCCAGTGACTGCTCCACCAGTTCCTTAGGACTGAGGTTGTAGTCTTGTGGCACTACCTCACCTGACACCATGTCCACCAGTGGTGGCGCATCGAGGATGCCGACACGACGCAACTGGTCGATGTCATCTGCTGCGATGAACACGGAGTGCTTCTGTGGGAAGTAGACCATGTATCCCTCAGTGAACTCCTCAACGATGGGCGTCATCTTCCTAGTGATGATGGACTTGTCCTTCAGTGCACCTACCTGTCGTACATCCTCACTCATGTGGATGACTGTGCGAGTGAACCTACCAGTTACCTTCTCAGCCTGGAATGCAGGCTTGATGTCTACCTCTGCCATTAGCGCCTCTCATCCTGCTGACGACGCTCGTCATCTTCCTGTTGAAGACGCAACTGGTAATCCTCTTCACTCTCGTCCTCATACCGCTCAGGCATCTGCTGCTCTTGTTGTCTGCGCTGGTCATCTTCACGACCTTCACGCTCTGCCTGTTCTCGCTCCATGCGGCTGGGCAACAACTCAGGAACAAGCAGTCCTGACAAAATAGCATGCTTCATGCGTGTGTCGCTAGGATCAGCAGGTGTAGACTGCAATGCTTCAAGCAGTGCATTCTCAGCATCAACTTCACCCTCAGGATCAGGTGGCGTCGGATCGAACATGCCCATCTGCTCCTCAGTCAGAGAGTAGTGGGTCATGCTGTTCTGTACAGTAGGTCTCTGTGCTGCTGGCATCTATGCCTCCACTAGTTGGTGAGAACTGCATGTGTGCGATACGCGCGCCACAGACACCACTGTCCTTGCCAGATGACACGACTGCCTACCGCATCGGTGTTCCATGGTGCGGTGAGTTCCTTCACCTTCATGTTCACACCACGCAGCATGTGCAGACGCAGGTACTTGTCATTGATGAAGTAGGCATAGTTGACTGGGCAGTCTTCGTCATACATCAGTGGGGCGCCATTATGATAGCAGCCCTCGAAGCCAAGATCGAACATCCGCTTGCCGGCCTTGCCTTCTGACAATGGCATCGTGAACTTGTCACGCACTGCCTGTCGATACATCCTGTAGATGTTACGGCCACACAGGATGACAGTCGGCTTGTCACCCTTCAGTGTCAGGTCCATCATGATGTCATCGAACACCTCTTCGATGTTCGTGCTGTCGAGGCCACCTGCAAAGTTGTATGCACTGGTGCGCCACTGTGTCTCTGTGGCCCTGTTGATGCCACCGAGTGATCCAGTCGTAGGATCAGTGGGGATCATAGCCAACAGACCATTGGGATCAGTGCCACCACCGAAGCCATACAAGTAAGTAGAGAACTTGTCCTTGATGCTCTCCTCAAGGACGTTCATCTTCTCCTTCATCAGCTTGAAGATCGCTGCCTCACCTTTGTTCTCATCCTCTTCTTGGTTGGAGATGATGACCGTACCAGCCACACGACTATAGCCGTACTCCACAGTCGTGAACTCATCAGTCTGGTTGACTGGCAGTGGCGAGTAGTAGCGATACGAGGTGATGTTGGGATTGCGGCCCACAGTGAGCGGATTGGTGATGTTGTAGCCACCATCCTCATACTCCACTCGGTCATTGGCAAAGACCCATGCCATGAGTGAGTTGGACTTGATGCTAGCCATCACCAACTTGCGTCGTGACTTACTCAGGGTGCTGTGTAGCACCTCATTCATGATACCATTCGAGACACCGAGGGCCATAGCCTACTCCATCAGTTGATACGTACACCACTCTCTCGCATCGCGGAGCCAATGATGTCTCCCCATGATGCGCTCTCATTGAACTGCTGCCCTTGGTTGCCATTCAGTGGAGTGGCGTTACCACGGACTGCACTACGTCCAGGCATTGGACGTGTGTCTTGCTGTGTAGTTTGCTGATGAGTAGGCTGCTGGTGTACTTGCTGATTGGCCGCAGCGATCTGTGGCTTCAACGGCTGTGTCCAGTCTAGTCCGTTCTCGTGTGACCACCGGATCATCTTGGTGTAGGCAGACGAGAGGGAGAGATCAGGCTGAGCCTGCAACATCTCCGTGAGCACGTCAAGGTTGGAATGCGCCTCCTGGTTGTCGCTCAGGAATGCATTCAGTTCACTCTCTGCCTGCTGTCTCTGCTGTGCCTGTTGCAGTGTGTTCTGGTGTTGCTGCGTGATAGGCTGCATCTTGGAGTCGATCATACGTGCAATGGCAGTCATGTCCATGCCAGGACTGACACCTTGCTCCAAGAATGGTATCGGGTAGCCCTTTGCTTTGACCTCTGCAACTAAGTACTCGAGCGTGCGTACGGGATCACGCATGAAGTCAGACATGACACGCATTGCCACCATCTGATCTTCTGGCTTCACATTCAGCCGTGCAGCCTCACGTGTCACCTCGTTCACCTGTTGCACGAAGCCCTGCAACTGGTTGACCTGTTGCTTCAGGGTGTTGTTCTCCCTGAAGTGTCTCTGTCCTTCCTCATACACATGTCGCTCTACGCCACCCTTGGCAACAGTGCGACCTGTGACTGGATCGACTAGGTCTCGAACACGGGGATTATCAGCGTTTGGCTGTTCGATGAGACCATCGTGTCTACGCCTGATGGCCTGTGGTTGCTGTTGTGTAGTTGTGTCAGTTCCGCTGCCTTGGCTATCTGCTTGAGTAGGCTGCGCTGATGTTCTGGCGTCACCTTCACCTGTCGAAGACGTTTGCGTCGTTGCATCAGGTGTGTTGCTCGTAGTGTCGCCACCTGTGTCCTCCTTGAAGTCAGGTATCGTGCTGAGGATGGAGTCCTCTGTGCTTGTTCCACTCATGCTGCTGCTCCCTGCTGTTGTCCGCCACCCTGTGATGCAAGCATCTGCTTGAATATCTCAGCCGGTGGCACTCCTTGTGCCAGTGCTTTGCCAATAGCTTGCAACACAGGTGGCGGTAACTGTGACAATGCCTGCACTACAGCAGCAGCAGTCTGCATACCACCACCTGCTTGTTGTGGTGGACCACCTTCCTGTGGAGGACCACCTTGTCCTGGCGCACCACCTTGCTGTGACTGCGCCATCATCATCACTTCCTGTTCGATGGCATCCCAGTCTTCTTTGCTAACCATGAAGTCATCGAATGCCTTACCCATCATGGTGAGTGTAGCCTTCAGTGCAGATGCAGGAGCGGCTCTCACATACTGTGCTAGCACCTGACCGATCTGCACTGCCTCCTGCTTCTTCTGCTGTGTAGTCAACTTTTGAGTTGATCCGCCAACCACTGTAACTGACATCTGTTGGAAGTCTCGCAGGTTGTCGAGTGGTCTCCAGAACGCTGCAACGTCCATGCCAGTAAGTTGGGATGCAGTCTCAACGTCCATAAACCGCAGACACAGTTGGGCAAT